AAAGTTACAACAAATACAAATGGATAATACCATTCCAATGATTGCAGGAAGACGTTCTCTCGTAACGGAGGATGTCAAGCATCCACAACTGTCCGAGGAGGAAGTTGCGTCTCTGCGAGGATGTATCCAGGTGATATGTGATTACCTGGTGGTGCACGGGTTGCGCTCATCGTGTGTGGTCCCTTCTGTTCAGAAGACCTTACGATGGTGGAGCACAGTCGTGTCGATTTCGGGAGTGAAGTGGGTTAAGTTTGTGAAATACAAGCTAGCTGCATTCTTCTCGTATCACACGAAGTGTGAAATGCCTACGCCGCCCGTTGGTGTTGTTGGAGACCGTCCTGGCCACTTACTTTGTGGTGCAGGTGGTCGGTTCCTTGATCTTCTTCTTCGGAATGCTCGACAGCGTTCCAGTGTTGAGTTTCTAGGGCATCTTGCCAGTCTGAAACTAACGAAGAAGGGTATGCCTCGACCGGGAGAAAAGATGGTCGAGGAATCTGTGAAGTCCACTGTGGCGAAATTGACCACAGTCGACACCCGTCCTGATGACAATCTGTCCACGGCGGTTGTTGCGGACTTGGTGACTATGTCGAAGGTCACTGATGAGCCGAGTGCTCACGTCCTATTCACGGATTTACCTCTCAGTCGTGAGAAGATCGAAAGTGAGTTGCGAAGAACTGTTCGTGAAGTACTTCAGTCTAATGAGACGAAGTCAGGATTTCTCGAGTTCTCGATGGAGGACCGATATCGTCCGTTCTTTCCTTCTACTTCCGCACATTACATTAGTGCTAGAGGTGAGGGCGGAGCAGTTGGTCATGTGTTGAAACATCCAGCACTCTTAAAAGGATTGCGCAAGCCAGGTGGGTTTGTGCGGTTTAAGCGTGAGGGTCAAGTGTTTGACGATGACAAGATTTTAGTAGACGACGAAGGCCTCGATTTGGCCGGTCAGATTCTTTGGAAACGATTACTACATGAGGCAATGCAAGAGAAGCCGGAAGTTGAACCGGTAGGACTTGCGGAGGCTCTGAAAGTACGTGTTATCACAAAGGGTCCTGTCAACTCGCAAACGGTGATGAAGCCGATGCAGAAGTTTCTGTTTCGTGCGTTATCTCGGTTTCGATGTTTTCGTTCGTTGAAGTGTGGTGGAGACCTTCCTGAGTCACTGATGAATGAGGTGATTGGGAAACTGCCGAAGGGGCAGGGGTTTCTTTCAGGTGATTATGAGGCTGCGACAGACAATTTGAAGTCGTGGGTCTCTGAGATTATCTGGAATGAAATCGGTTATTGTCTGAACCTCAGTGATGAGGAGTATGAGATCGGTCGACGACTTTTGACCGGTCACATATTTGGCGACAAACCACAGAAATCTGGACAACTGATGGGTTCGATTATTTCGTTCCCGATCCTGTGTATTGCAAATTTCGCACTGTGTCGTCGTGTGTGCGAGGTGGACAATGCAGTATTTCATGCAGTGAATGATAAGCGCGTCTACGAACCCGAGGAGATTCCTATCTGGAATTATCGGGGATTCATTAACGGGGATGACTGTACGTTGATTGTGACTGACTTTGGTCGGAAACTTTGGAACGTGACAGGTGGTTTAATGGGTCTCATAGAGTCTCTAGGCAAGACATATTTTAGCCCGGAGTTCGTCGAGATTAATTCTCGGCTCTATGCGTATAGCGAATATCGCGGTTTCGAGTTTACACCCCTCATTAATATGGGGTTGGTGTACGGTTTAAAGAGGTCGGCGGCTTCGGAAGGGAAGCGGGACAACTCGAAGAGTGGACTTGTAGGCGATGAGAGATCGCTGTCCATCGGTGCTAGACACGAATTCCTCTACAATGAAATGTGTAGTGTGAAATGGAAGTGTGGTGCTGACGATGATTCGTGGGAAAGGCTGTGGCCTGCGCTGAATGCTATGTTCTTGGAGAAGAACAGGCAGCTGCTAGATGACGCACAGAAGTTGGGTCTACAATGGTATGTACCAACTCGTCTCGGAGGATTAGGCATGCATGGGAAGATGTCTGATGAGAATCTGAGATTGTGCCGTGCGGCATTGATGAACAAGCTTCATTTCGAGTCTACTGCGGTTCCTGCCTGGAAGGCATGGCAATTGGTGAGTAGACGGTTTCACAAGGTGACGAAGCCCTTTATGCGTTCTTTAAACAAGGAAGAGTCGGAGCGAGAGCTCGGTGTCCTTGGTCGGATGGTTGCGAACGTGTTATTTGACTCAGATGTGAGTTTTGATGACATATATGTCTCGAAGGAGACTGCTCAACATTCGGTTTTGATGCATAATAGTCGATTATGGAGGCAACTTACAAAGGGCCGTTATGGATTTCCTGAGGCACGAAGAGTGTATAAGGATCCAGAGGACGGGTCTGAGTTGGTCCTGAGTGGGGACGACTACCAAGCTTACCTGAAGTTGGGTAAGTTGACGAAAGTCGGGGCACCTGTTGGTGGTGAACTATACGACTAGTGAGCAGAGAAAATGGATGTGAGGGGAGTGAGTTGTGATGTTTGTGTGTTTTGACGTTTGTCTTGACTGAGTTTCACTGTATAGGTTGGCGTCCTTAACTGGCCGCTGCTGATCTACAGGATTCTTCTCGTCTCGTGACGGATTATGAACAACATGCATTACTATACTCTCCTGATAGTTGTTGTGATTTATCATCATAATAATTACATACGCATCGTAATATGGAAAGTGACGGTCACATAATAATAAATGAAGTCTGTCCAAAGAAG